GCTACTAAGTCACCATTAGAGTCTACTTGTCGTATTGCTATAACAATACCTGTATCAGTAGGGTAGTTAGTCGTAGAGCCTACGTTTATTGAAGTTGCACCAAGAGCCTTTCCTGGTGCTGAGAGGGTTGTTACTGTACTTGCTCCGGTCTTTTTTAGCAAATCGTTCGTGTTAGCAGCTATGATTCTATCCTCCTACTGAGGTTATGACCCCAGATGACCCCTTCGGGTAACTTTCTTTTAAATGTTATGTAATAATGACAAGCCATACAGACTGTTCTACAGTTATCAATTTCAAACCTTAGTTCAGGATATTCAGCCCATCGTTTAATATGGTCTACTTGAAGGTAGCCACTATATTGATCACATATTTGACAGGTATAATTGTCTCTTTGGAAGACAAGATGTTGAGTTGTTTTACTAAACTTTTGACGTTGTAAACGAGACTCAGGTGTTATTCCGTCGCCTATTTTGTTCCAAGCTTTCATGACACCTATAGTGCCCTTATTCCATGCTGGTTTTCCTTTTAAGGCTTTGCTAATTTTATCTCTAGTTTCTTGAGATAGTTTGATGCCTTTATTAGGGGCAACTTGTCCTTTCTTAAAGTGAGTTTTTCCAGTGTTATAGGTAACACCTTTCTTATTCTTCTTTTCTTCTGAAAGTGTCCAGCGTTTACCAAGGTTGTGATGACCGTTTTCTTTTAGACGTGCTTGAGCGGCCTTACTATGGTTTTCGTGTTTTTCTTCTTTAGTAAGGGGATGTCCGTATTTGCGGAATTGAAAGGCATGAGTATTACAGAAGCCATGACTATCATGCTTCTTACTACAGTCTTCAAATGTGCAAGTTTTATTCTTTACTTCGCCCATAGATTAGTCCTCAAGTGACCAATCTTTAACAAGGCATGTGTCTTACTCTCTATTATACCATTTTTAAACATTTTATTCATGTTAAGACCCAAAGAATGACTTAGGTATTTCAATTCCATTCGTGTGCGTGGTAGATAGGTAGTAGTCGCAGTCTGTTGTATCAGTAATGACTTCCCATCCTAGCTGGTTTACGGTTTCGTCTACTTCTAGGGTCACAATCGCCACACCTGTACTTGTATAGTCGATCATTCCTACGTCTCCTGAGTAAAGACTAGGTAACTCTCCGTCTGAATATGCCATTTCGTTCCAACTAGTGAATGAGGCTGTCTGCGTGTATGTCTCAGAGCCAAGTGTATTTACAGCTCCATCTTCATCTAGTCCGAAGGAGTTTACTTGTATCGTTCCAGCAGGTTGTAAGAACTTGAATCGCTGTTCTTGGATAGCACCCATAGTCATGCCTGAGTCAGACCAGACCATACCTTCGTGAGCTACACGTGTCCTAAAAGCTACACCGTTGTCTTGTGTTGCTACAGAGCGTGAGAACTCTAAGATGTTTGTACCGTCATAGATACAGTGTGAGATTGTTCCGGTGGTGTTGTTCTCTGATAGCCACATAAACTTGGCATTTACTATCCAGGGCATAATCCATATACCATTACGTGAAAGGTCTTTTACCCATATCTGGTTGTTAGAGTCAGAGCCTACAGGTAACGCCCAATAGATTTTATTCTCGTATACAAGTCCACAAGCATTCTCCATAGCAGATAGATTCAGTCGTTGCACATCAGGAATGATGTCGTTTGAGATAGAGTTTGTAGAGAGAATGTTCTGAATATTTGCTGCAGTTCCAGTAGATTTAAAGTCTTGTCCAGTCGGATACCAGAGGGAGTTGTTCGCTTCTACAACTGCACGAGCAGATACTGTACCAGCTTGACCGTTGGCTTCGTTGACGTTCGGTACACTTATGAGCGTTCCGTCAAAGTCGGTAGTCGTGAATACTACGTGGTGCATCTTCCCTGCACCGGCTACACCTTTAGAAAGTACCGTTATGGCAGGGTCACCCTTACCTGTTCTAAAAGAACGGACTATTTGTGGAGTTGTATCACCACCAGAGTTTATTCCTACGTTACCACCACCCTCAAAAGGCGAGAAGTTACCTACACCAGCAGCACCACCGTCATACCATAGGTAATCGAGGTTATCTATATCCCCTACTCCGTATAGTTGACCGTCTTTATTCCACATATATTTTAGAATAGGGCCGTCTGTTGAGTTACCTGCCGGAGCACGTACAAAGGCGTTCGTTGTAATAGTATTATCATCTTTAAAGGTAAGTCCTACGGTAGTAGTTATGAGTTGTTCCTCGCCAGAAGTAAGTCCTACATAGACGTTATATGAAGTCGCTCCCGATACTGCACTCCAAGTAATCGTTACATATTGTGTAGCAGAAGCCCACTGGTCACGCATCAAGCTTGTAGTAACAGTTCCAGCGGTAGAAGCAGCGGATTCACCTACAGCGTTGTTAGCTGATATTCGGTAGTAATATGTGAAATTAGTTCCGGCTAGTCCTGTTTGAGCAGCAGAGGGAGTTCCAGGAGTTGAGAGAGAAGTATATGATACCACCGCTCCAGTTGCTATATCGAAGTAAGACATAGCGTTTACAGCGTTAGAAATGTATACTCTTTTACCTGACTGACAAAAGTTCACTATAGCAGTTGAGCTAAAAGTATTCGTACCAGAAGCAGCTACCCATGTTTCACCGTCTTTTCGGTAGTGTATCTTACCTACTCCGGCTATAACTTGCATAGAGATGTCGTACTTAACAGGTACTCCAGTAGTCGTGTCTATGTACGTTCCGAATCCTAGTCCAGTACCAAGAGGCTGTTCACCCATTAAAACTAGTGAGGGTCGAGGTCGTGGTAAGTTGTCTTGGTCTAATGTAGCGTTCGTAAGGTCTGCAAGAGCATCTAAGGCCATACGAGAGTCCTGAGTGAAGCTCATGTAGCCTTTACGGAAGCCACCAGACTTAGGACTTCCCTGAGTTATATCTATAACTCGTCTTGATTTCTTAGTGGTTGGCGGTGTGTACATTAGGCACTCCAATCATCCTCTTGATTACCGATACTTGGCATAAAGTTCGCTATAGTGTTCATCTGTCCATATCCAACATCATTGTTTGCATCACTCATTTTTTGGTAGCGGTCATTAGCCATACCGACAAGTGTAGGGAATTGGTCATCCTTCGCTGGGTCGTTACGAGCCAGTTCAGAAGCAGTTATATATACAAGCCATGAGGGGTCATCTACTGCTACTACACTAGTAGAGAGTGTTAGGTCTGCCGGTATGTAATAGCCAGGTACATAGAGTGTTCCAGCGTCTAGCGAGCTATCAATATCTTGAGCAAAGGTAATTTTCTTTGGGTCGCTTCCGTGTATATAGAGTGCTTGTCCAGAGAGAGCGTTGCGTTGTTGAGCTTTTACAATAGGATATTCGACATATGAGCCGTCTGTTTTTACTATCTTAGCGTAGTCAGATGACATGAAGAATGTATCGTCTAGGTCATAGGTTAGAGTGTTAGTATCTATCGTACCTACGGAAGCTATCTCAAATAGGCTGTTCCATTTATTACGAGGGTCTGTAGCCCATTCTCGTTGTTTTCTGTTAGCTATGTCTATGGCTACGTTAGCCTTGTCTGAAGAAAAAGCAGGGGTGCGAGTTTGAATTTTTCCTCGGTAAGCCAAATAGACTGCATTTAATAATTCTTGAGCTGTCATTGTGTTATCCTTTTCATTTCTTTACTATTATTTTCTTTAATGCCACTTTTCCGCCTGTAGCTTTCTTATATCCAGTTACCGGCTTCTGAGTTCCGGCTAGGAGTGAGTTAAGTTTCTGGAGCGTATCGGTAGTGAGTGAGTTAGCTGCGAGTGTTCCGTCTGATTTCTTACCGCCCTTACTAGCGCTCTTAGAACGAGCAGGGTTGAAGTCTACATTTCCGTACTTATCTCTAAACTTCGATTTATTACCAACCTTTACAAGAGCGTCATCTATTGCAAGTAGTTGTTCGGCAATCTTCTTGCCATCAGGGTTGCTCGTAATGAGGTCGTATACTTCTGCTTTACTAAGGCCGGAGTACAAGTCTCGGTAGCCTTTTTGAAAGTCTTTGGTGGCTTTCAATTTACTGAGTTTCTGTTGAGTGTTTATTTCGTCTACAAGGTTAGTCTCGCCATTAGCCTTCTTATTGCTGTAGGCAGCAAGTTCGTATTCGTACTCTGCGTTAGGCTTGCTATTAAATATATTCTCTTTAGCTTTAGGGGTCATACGGTCGTATTTGTTTAGTGTCTTAGTAGAAGTTTCGTCTAAGCCAGGAGCAAGTAATTTATCTCCACCGTTATACGCTTTCTGTAGTGCTTTGTAGTCATCGTATATAGCTCGGTTGTCAGGACTCTGTCTTGCAAACTCTTTACGAGCATCATCGTTGGTAAGAGCCATAAACTCCTTACCTTTGGCATTGTTGAATGTTGCCTTACTTATAGTCTCGAAGTCATCAGTCGTAGTTTCGTTACCATTACCGTCTTTGGTAGCCACTGATTTACTAGAAGATTTAGAAGTTGATTTGTTGTCGTAGTATTCCCTAGCCGGTTTGGTGGCTGATGGGCCAAACACAAGTGCCTGTGCTTTACCGAGTGGAGAAGTAGGAGCGTCAAAGGTTTTCTTACCGCTTGAGTCTACAGCGTAGCCTCGTTCAATCATTTCCTTACCTGTGATTGTCTTACGTATCTGGTTTCCGAAAGGTACATCTCGTAGAATGTTGTCTCTTGCACCAGTGTAGTTACCTTTAGTTAGGTCGCTTGCTGCCTTAACTGCATTAGTTACTACCTGCACTGGAGCTGTTGATCCACTGAACCTACCCGTATCACTGTCTTGACCGAAGATAGCCTTACGCTGTGCTTGAGGTAGTAAGTTCACTGGAGCACCGAATAATGGATTCATACGAGCGTACTGGTCTAACATCTTCTGACCGCCCTGTACTAAGTCTTGAGCTATGTTATCGTCATCTTCCCCGTCTAAAATGTCTTTGCCTGTTTCAAACATAGCCTTTAAGAAGTCTGGTAGTGGAGCAAATCCTGTTACTGCCCCCATTAAAGTGTTTGTTGCAGTTGAGGCTACCAAGAATGTAGCTTTTTGTTTCGGACTGAGGTCTTGCCAGAATGTTTTATTTGAGGCGTTTACTTCGAGTGTGTACTGTAGAACACCGTTAGCAACGGTACTCCGGTAGAGTTCTGGTTTGTCTGCGATACCACGACCTGCTACTAGACGTTCTGTGTTGAGGTCTGCTTGTTGGATAGCTTCTTGACCCTTAAGTCCTTGCGATAGAGCTTTCTGGTGTTGCGTATGCCACATGAGTTTTACAGAGGCAAGTTCTACTTTCTGTAGCGGAACGCTTCCAGCATCCATAATCTTTTCGCCAGTCTTACGTATTGCCTTTGTGGGCTCTGTTTCTCGTGCTTTTACAAATGCTGATTTCTTAATTGCAGGATCACCGGCTATTGCTGCAGATATACCCTTCATGTAGTTGATAGGGCCAGCGTCAGCAAGTCCGACAACTTGGTTAAGGGGTTGTGCGAGTATAGAAGAAGCGTTACCTAAGATAGTAGCTTGACCACCAGTTTTCTGTAGTCTTTGCCAGCCTTTGAGTCCTTTAGCTGCTGCATCGCTAGAGTCTACTACTTGCCTATCGAAGCGTTGTGTCTTACCCGCTATAGCGTTTGCGTACTCTTGGAAGCCGGTAATGAGTTTGGCGTTATCACTATTAGTCTGGTATTTATCAGTAATCTTCTTAGCTTCATCTAGTAATGTTCTAGGTTCGGTGTTCCTGATAGCTTCGGCAGTTCTAAATGCAGATTCAATAGCTCGTGCTCGTGCACCTGATTCGGTCATGTGAATGTTATAGAGAGCCGGTTGTAGGTATTCCTGTACAGCCATGTAAGGATCACGTTCACTCTTAGTACCAGTTCTACGTTGTAAGAATGGGTTGTATTTACTGATAGGCTTGAAATTCTCGGTACGCCCTGCAATATCTCCTGGTACTCCGTTACGTGTCTTACCCATACCCTCGTCTGCAAAGCTGTTCTTCATCTGGCCGTATACATCAGCTACAAAACCTTTATTTCTATTTAGTTCTGTTAAGTGAGTTATATAATCTTTTCGAGCCTGTATCGGTGCTTGGCCAAACTTAACTCTTTCAGTGTTTACTCTTTGGAGTAGGCTGTCGTATAGCGTTCGAGTTTCTTTCTTATAGTCGAGGATTGCTTGAGCTTTCTGGCCATAGGTTTCTTGTATCTGAGCGTCTGTTTTATCTCCGTTAAGTACCGAGAAGATGTCATCTTTCCACTGCTGTGAGCTAACACCCATAGGTTTAGCTTTGTTAGTTTTCTTAATCCTATCACCAAGAGCCTTGTATTCTGAGTCGAGCTCAGTCCGCATATCAGCTTCGGCTTTTACCTTGTTACTCCATAAGAAATTCTTAGTCTTATTAGCAATCTCTGTATTAGGAGCATTGTTATCTATGTTCCGGTTCATCGTTTCAGATAATCTATAGCCAGCTTTCTTAGACTTACTAGTAGGTGTATTGCCCCAATCTAGAGGGTTTCCAAGTATAGATTCCATGTTTACGACTTTGCCACCTACGTTTACCTGTATACCGTTAGCATCTACCTTGATATGGTTTCCTAGAATGTTCTGGTTTTTATCTACCACGAAGCCAGCCTCAATACGTTGCGTCTCAGGGTTAAACTGTTCAATGCCGACTGAGCGATCGTTAGCATCTTTTTTAGCGTAGAAGTTAAGCTCTTTACCAGAAGCCTGTGCTTCTTTAGTTGCTTGGTTAATCTTAGCGTCTGTTTTCATAGACTCGAATAACTTGTTTGCATCTTTACCTTTATCGGTACGAGTGGCAGCGTCAAAGCGTGGGGTATCTGATAGGGTTGTTTCTGCTTGTTTAACAGTACCGCCAAAAGTCTTGGCAAAGTTTTCAGGGGTAAGTGCATCACCTTGCTTTTTACCCTGTTTTGTAGTACTCTTTACAGCAATAGGAGTATCTTGTGCCATATTGGAAGGACGGGAAGCGGAAGTATCGGTGGTTGGAATGGATGGACGGCCCGAAAGGGATTGGTCTGTTTGTAGTTGCTTCTTGCTTTCTGCTATTCGGGTGGAAATTGATGGTAAGTCTTGTACTGGTGGTTTCGGTGATTTGTTTTTTGAACTGGATTTTTGAGTAGGGAAAGCCTTATTATAAGCGTTCTTCGTCATCTCTTGGACTTCTTTATTGCTATATATATCAGGCAATAACTTGCCCTCAAATGTCTCTACGTTAATACCTTTTGACTTAGCTTGAGCTATTACTTTCTCTACTGTTCCATTACGTATATCGTTTAATATGGCAGGGTTTGTAATGTCTATAGCAAGTGATTTTACCGCTTTTGTACTAACATTATTCTTAAATATTGATTCAAACTCCTCACGATTGTCTGGTTTTGCTTTTTGCCCTGTTAAGCTCTCATCAATTACAAGTCGATAAGGGGCTTTACCATACCTAGAATAGTTATCAAAGTTTCTAGTAGTACTTACTCTTTTACCCTGTCCTGCGATTGAGCTAAATGGTGCTTGACTGGTTTGTATTTCTCCACTTTCTAATATGCCTAGCACCCCATTAGCTGTAGTGTCGTGGTATAGCGGATTACCACCACTCTTGACTATTTCTTTTATGGAGTTGGGGCGAGTTGCACTTGGTAGTGTATTTTGGAAGTCATTGTCTGTGGTTTGTGGTCGTTCTCTAACTGCAGGCTTCTTTACTTCCTTCTTAGTCAAAGCCTTATATTCTTCACTCGCTCCATAAGCACCCTTACCGGATTCTATTTCTTTACGTGCTTGATCGAACCATTCAGCTTTAGATACTTTTCCACTTCCTAGTTCTGGATTACGGTAGTTACTTGATACTCTTTGGTTAGTTTCAGGGTTTACTGTTACACCGTTACCACTACCCATATCTTCTAACATATTGGCGTATTGGTTTATGAAGTCTGATTGTTCAGGTGTAAGGTCTTTTGCTATATCGTTCTTTTTATCGTAGAAAGGATTCTTAGCATAGCCACCCTCGTTCTTCGCTAGACTACTATTCCTTATACGCTCTGATATATTAGTGAGTACTTTAGGTATTTGTACTGAGCCTGTTTGGTTGTCTTTGAGGGAGGTAGCTTGGTTGTAGAGGTCGGTGAGACTCATTGGTTCTGGTGCTGCTTTAGCTTTATTCTTATAAATGTACGAGTTTTTACCCCCACTAACTAGTTGGTTCTCTGGTATTTGCAACTCTTTTACAACACCGCCATACGCTGCTGCTTCAGACTTTGTTGGTGCTAAAAAGTCACCATGTACTAAGTGAAAACTCTTGCCAGATGGTGAGCCTCTATATACGGTTCTTAACTTAGTTGATTGAGATATTGGGTCAGACCTATCGGCAATCGCAGCATAGTTACCCCCCTGGGCTAATCTTTGTTGACCTTCTAGGTAAGCATTCGCATCTGTGAAAGTTTCCCCATACTCTTTTTTTGCTCGTTCGAGTATTGCGGCACTATACTCCTCAACACTCTTATACTTCCTAGCTTCTTGTTTAAGAGAGTCTAGTGGGTCTTTAGCTAGTTTGTTAAGTCCTGGTATATCACCTATAGTAGCACCGCCCTTTTCGTCTAAGCCTACTCGTGCTCGTACTCTATCCATGAGAGTCTGCTGTGCTTGTTTAGACATATTTGCACCTGGCACTCGTACACCTTCTCCACTAAGAGCACTGCCCCTAACAGGAGGTCTACCTTCTATGTAGTCTTTCATCATTCGAGTTTTAACTTCAGGACTATTAAACGTCATCGGTAGGCCAGTTTTGTTATCAAAGCCTTCAGGAGCTACAGGCTGTCTGTTGTTATTAAAGAAGTTATCTATATTGACTGCTTCCAGGCCTGTGCCATCTCGTACTGGAATGTTAAGACGTTTTGCTGCTTGCATTGCGTCCCGTACTACAATGGCTTGTTCTGATGGTAGTAATGGAGTGCCTGTACCTCTCATGTGATCCATGTAGGCTTCGAGTGCAGCACGTTCTTCTACACGCATACGAGGTTGTCTATTTAATACATTAGGAATAGAGCCAGCTTCATTCATTGGTGTTATCGTGTTAGCGATAGTGTTCGTGACGTTCTCTTTAGCTACTTGAATACGCTCCCTGATACTCCCAGGACGAGCCGGTATGCCTGTTTGCTGTAAGACTGGTTTGCTTTGGACTACTTGTTGTTTAACTTCTGATGGGGCTTGTGTGTCTTGACGCTCTTGTAGGTTAAGTGCAATATCACCACCAACACCACCGATACCACCAACAAGTCCACCCATTCCACCCTCTAGGGCAGCTTGCTTAATAGCATCTACTGGATTGACATGCTTGAACGTACCTGACACGAGAGACTGTGCTAGTGACTGCGAGCCTTCTTGTAGCCCCTCTGTGAGCATACGAGTACCAGTTCTGCGAGCAAAGTTACCGCCAGCACCTAAATACTTATCAAGTCCTACTTTTTCTAATCCTGCTTCTACGCCACCTGCAACTAAACCAGTACCAAAAGCTCGCCCTGCAGATTTACCGTTATCAGTAGCATCTCGCATTTGTCCTGCACCGGCACTAAGACCAAACTGTAGACCTGACATAGTAGTAGGATTAAGTAAAGTCCTACCTGCACCAGTTGTAAGCCCTTTGGTTGCACCTGTAGCTAGAGAACTTGCTAATGAACCAAGTCCAGAACTTACTCCTGTTACAAGTCGATTCTCACCTTTTTGACCGCCATTAAATGAACTTGCTTTATATAGGTCATCTATCCCTTGAGACTGTCGTTTACTTGCCTCTTGAATGTTTTTACCAACACCGTTAAATGGAGTAAATGCTTCTACACCTGTACCTACTGCTGTTCCAATATCACTTAATCCAGTGGCAAACGGTTTTGAGAATGTTCCCAGAGCAGGGAGTACTGCCTGTCCTATGCCCGACCTATTAGCCTGATTATTTAATACATCTTTTGTATAGTCTGTATTACCAGTAGGAGCAGCGTTTAAGGCTTTCCCTCTAGCTTGTTCAGGAGTAATCTGGCCGGAAGTACGTAGACTTACTATTTTAGATAGATCAGATTTAAATGTTTGATCGTCTAGTTTATCCTGTGCAGAAGTATCCTGCATTTTATTTGCACCAACAAAATTAGTAAGCCCTTGAGCAAACTTATTGCCTTGATACTGTTGTGGTGCACCTTGAGCAACACGTCTAGCCTGGTCTGCTTGCGTGTTTGCAGATACAGCATCAAGTACTGTACTATTCTGCCAGCGTTTAACTACATCTTTTTTTCTATCTCTGAGGAATTTTCCTAAGTCCATCGGAGTGTCTCCTTTAGACCTTTAAGCTAATCCCTGTTGTTTCTTTTTCAATTGAGGTGTGAAGTAGTTCTCACCACCACCGCCGCCCTGGTTAAGTCGGAATTGTGCAGGGTCTACTTTGTATGAGTTAAGGTCTACTGCTTTAGTAGGAGTAGCACGTACGTTGTAAGATGGCTTGAACTGACCGAATAAAGCGTTTAGTTGTGCCATTCGTTCGTTTATCTGTCCTTGAGTACCAGCAGTTGCCATACCAGCATCTTGTTCAAATGCCATTCGCTTACCGAGTAGGTCTGATTCTTGGTTGACGATACTCTCACGGAATTGCTGTTCTTGTGCTCGTCTTTGGTTTTCTAGGTCTTGTTCTGAGTAACCGAATTGGTTTTCTGCATCTGTTCGGGCGTTAGTGATATTCGTGTTGTTTTCGTTCGCTGTTTCAGTAACACCAGTACGCCTTGAACCGGCAGCCTTACCTACGAGGTGAGGAGCTAGAAGTCGAGCTACACTTGAGTTACCAGCGTTTGCACCCTGGAATACACGATTTAAGCTGTTAGCAGATGAGTTAGCAAAGTTGTCTACTTGTTCGTAGCCACGTGCTTGATCTTGTTGGTTCTTAACTGCTTGAGTATCATAACCAGCCATTGTTGACTGTCGTTGTTCTTGTAATCTTCGTTTCTGTTCGTCTGCACCAGAGTTGATACTACCGATACCTGAATCACGCTTTGTTCCGATAAGACCGAGAAGTCCGTTAATAGTAGCGATTTGTGAGTTGGCTGCTGCTCGTGCTGCTGCTGCTGCTGCGGCAGCTCCACCGTCACCAGTGTATTGACCACGTTGTTGTGGTGTTGTTGTAGTTGGACCATTCACCCATCCATCAGGTACTGTAACCATACGAGTGTCTACCCCTCGTGGGCCTGGGTCTATTCCTGCTTGATCTGTTTGATAAGTTCTACCGCCATCAAAAGGATTAACCTGATGATAGAGGCTTTGTATTGATGGTAATGCCATTAAGAGAATCTCCTTGAATAAGTTGCTTTTTACAGCTCTCCTTAGACAAGGTAGATATGCGTTCACTCTAAATAGAGCAGAACTACTGTCTGCTCACATTATATCACAATAAGTATAAGATTACTTAGTTATTGGCCGTAGGGTCGTGCAAAGTGTTGGACTACAATCACGGCAGGTTTATCTTTAGAGAAAGGGTCACCACCTATGTATTTAGGAGATTTACATACTCCGAAACCTACCTCTGTAAATTGAGGCATAAGTAAGTTTTCATTATGAGTCGGACTATTTTTCCACCTGGTTTTCATGCCTAGAGTATATCACAAGAAAAGTTGTTTGTCAAGCTTACTGCCATCTATAAGACATTCTAAGGTATGCACAACGCTTTCCATTTGCTGCACCCCATAATGTGCTTCGGTTTGGAGCAATCCAAAAGGTGATTATTGTGCCTGCACTCGCTATAACTGATGGACAAGGAGTGTTCACAATAGCACCGTTGTTTGCACAGTTCGCATAGCCTACCCATTCCATGTTTGCTATAGTCGCTGCCGTTACAGGGAGTGTCATAGTAAAACCTGTTGCATTACTCGTACCGTTATTAGGCATTACAACTTCTATCTCTATTTCATTTCCTACAGTTCTATAGTTATATATTCCACCAGCAGGGTCAGCTGAGAACCCTGTAAACGTAGGAACCCATGTAGTCCAAGCAGTAGGAATATTTGAAGCAGTTATAGTGTTATCTTTTAATAAGACTCCATCTATTGTTACCCCTGCAGCTGCGGTATGTTCTGCTATAGTATCAGCAATTATAGCTCCTGCTGTTTCTAAACTTCCTGGACTGTAGATATATCCGTTATCTGCAATCGTAGTAGAGGAGTTCTTTAGAATTGTTCCTGTAGTAGAGTCAAATCGTGCTATAGCGGTGTCAGTGGAAGAAGCTGGTCCTGTAACTGCAGCGGTTGGTGATGTTCCGTCCGCTCCTGCTGCTCCAGTAGCACCAACTCCGCCTGTTACTACATTAGAAGTTGTTGTCGTGCTTTCATTTACACTCGTAGTGATCGTACTACCGCTTGTTAGGTTACTAGAAATACTAGCTCCGCTTACTACATTACTGACTATATTTGCTGAATCTGCCATATATTCTCCTAAGTTAAGCGGTTAGTCGGACTTGCATCAAGCTTAATCGTACCTTCATCGCATTTATAAATATCTCCACCGGCTTCTTCTACTTTTATATCGTAGTAGTACTTCCCTGGTGTAAGTGTTGCGGTGTCGGCAGGGTCGAGTGTGATCGTAGCTACACCGCCAGAAGTTCCGTTAGTGACGTTCTTTACGACTGAAGCGTCTGCATCAGTAGCATCTGTACTGTATTCAGCAGTTTTCATAGTGAATCTTACTGTAGCTCCTACGAGGGTTTCAGCTACACCATCTTTTAGATAGTTGAATGTTATTGCGTAGGTTGTTCCTCTGTTTACTTTTAGTTGTGCCATATTGTTCTCCTTTTATTTATACATATCATAGGCTTCAATCCAGAGGGATTATTATATCCCCTGTTTCAGTATTCAGAAGGTTAGGTACTGTAGCCGTTATTGAGCCGAGGTTATCTACAACTCCTTGTACAATCTGGTCTACCGTAGCTTGTCCTTCATTAACATATATGTTAGCCATCATCTCACCTAAAGCTACTTCATCTGCAAAGCTTATTACGCTACTACCTTCTAATGAAGCTACCATTCCTGCTAAAGCAGATTGAGCTGCGGTTACTGAACCTGCACCTGCAAGCGTAGCTGCTGCTTGTAACTGACCAATAATAGAAGCAGATAGTGTAGAATCACTTGCTATAGTTGCAAGCATTTCTACAATCAGTCCACCTGCTGCATCTGAGATAGTACCAGTTCCTACTAAAGTAGCGGTAGCTGCTAAACCATTTTGTCCTAGAGCATCAGTAATTTGTCCTATAGTAGTCATACGTGAGGCAATAGCACCAGCTTTTTGTGGCAATACAAATGAAGCAGGATTTGAATATCCATAAGGAAGTCCAGCGTAAGGCGAATAACTTCTTACCCTACCTTCATCTAAGAACTTAGTTTGAAAAGTAGATGCCTTCCAATACTTCCCTGCGATGTCTTGGCCAAACTGCCTGCCTGGATTCTTGTTTGCTAGTGAGTAATTACCTAATAACATATCAATTCCAAACTATGTCAAGATGTCCTGAAAATGCTGCGTTAGCTGGAGTGGTTGTTCCTGAAATGTATACCCAATAGAGTGCTGCACCATCGTAAATTCTTGGCATACTTGGTACTTCAAATCTAAAGTTTCTCTCGGCTGCTACACCAGTAGTAGTGATTGGAAGTCTTGCTAGTTCCTTATATAGGGCTACTGAGTAAGTTCCCGATAAGTAAGAAGTGGAGTTCTGGATAGTGTTTATTTCAGCTATTCCAGCGTCACCACCTTGTCTTGGTACTGCATAGGTATACTTACCTGCTGCGGTAGCACCCGTGTAAAGAATGTGTGAGTTTGTAGCACCAGTTTTACCTACTGGTAATACGGTCGGTGTTGCTCTTGAAGCTGTCTGTTCTGAATTCGTGTAACCTAGTGAAAGGTTAGGAGTTGCTGCACCCATAGCCGTAGATGCTGGATTAAAGAATATAGCATTAAGCCCTGCACCATTTGTATAGCGTGGGAGTAGCCACGAAATAGTATGTGTACCCGTACCTGCATCAGTGATGTTAATTGCTGTTCCTGCTACTGCGTTAGCATATGTAGTAGCTAATTTAAAGGTTGAGTCGGTTACTTTAATTACATAGTAATCTGTAGCAAGCGATAATCCTGCTGGTAAAGTTGTGGTAGTCGTTAAACGAACCCTAGTACCCACCAATATATTACTAGGAATATTAGCGGTTGAAGTATAGGTACAAATATCTGTGCTTGCATCTGCGGTAAATGTATCACTCTGACCAAGAGTATTAGTTGTAGATTGGGCTGTAGTCGTTGTTACCGTAGTAACACGATAAAAACCTACCATATCTACCAAACACATTACACCTGGAGCAGTAGTAGCCGCTGCGGTAAAGGCGCTTCCGTTAAGAAGATACTTGTAGTAGGTCGGTTGGACGTTTCCACCATGTAATATGGTTGCCGCTGAAGCAGTTGTATCTTTTACTGGTTGAAATGTAAGGTTAGAACCAACATCAAATATTGCATCTGCTGTTGGGTTACCCGTTCCCCTAAATAATGTGTGAGCCTCCATAGCTGCTGCTGCTGCTGTTGGGTTAAAGTTTTTTGACCAATCTACTCTCCAAGTTTGACCGTTTGTCTGAGCTTGTAGAAGTTGATCGTCTGAGCTAAATCCTGGCATAAAATTCCTTTCTTATGTCCATATTACTGTTAAATCACCTTGAACGACTGAACCATTAAATATTCCATTCGGACATACTAGCCAATTGAGATACGCATCGTTCTGTATCTCTGGAAGTATACTGTTATGAAGTAAATAATCTTTCTGACTTGGTGCGGTTAATTCTCTTGAAACTGTTTGGGCTATTGGTTTTACGAGTACAAGGGCAAATAAACCTACGTCTGCGGTTGCCATTGTTACAGATTCAATACTTCGTACTCCTGTATCCCCTGTTTGCAAACATAAAAACGGATTACCTGAATCGGCAACAGCTTTGTTAGAAGTTGCAATTGAGCCATTATAGGCTTCGTTGTTCATTCTATGAGCTACGGTTGTTCTTCCTGATACTCCTGCTGAATTAGTATAAGATACGGTCATATATGGTGCTCCAGCTCGTGCACCTTGTGTTACAGCCATTATCTTTACACCCTCTCCGCTTGTGTATCTTGGAAGTGTATTTACATTAGTCATTGATTGTGGGTCGGTCGTACCTTCATCTACGAATGGATAGAACATCAAGTAGTCTAAAAGGTACATATTTAACGGAAAAGAGTTTGCCTGTGTACCTATTACGGTTGTTTCTCTCAAATATTTTCCTGGTGCATAACCATGAAATATACCCTTATCTCCAGAATATGACATCGGCGTAGCGGTCATAGGAGTAGCAGCATAGTACTGCGGAACAGGATAGCCTGGAGTACCTGATAGGTCGTACCAAATACCCTGCGTGACCGTAACACCTGGAGCTTTACGCCAATAGTATGTACATGATTTACCTGCGGCTACCGCCTCAACTAATTCTTTATAGGTTGCATATGCCATTAGACTATTACCTTCTCTACTTCTTCTTGTAAAATTGGTAGCATCTCTTCAACGATTTTATTTGGAACGTCTGGGTTTTCAAGAAAGGTCTGTTCAACAGACTGTTTCACTTCATTAGTAACGACACCATCTTCTGAGAGAGTAGCTGCGGTTGCTGTAATCCATGCCTTCAATTGACGTTCCGAGTAAGTCATGCTTTTATGCCACCACCGCCCTTTACACTAGCGGATATTTCTACAAAAATTGGTTCACCTAGTTCTTGAGTATTATCTATTTCAGTCATCTTAATCCTCGGTAACTGTTAGACCGCTTGCTGCGAATAGTGGCGTAATGTTTAACGCTACTGCAAGTGATGAGTTCAATGCGCCTGAGTACAATAGTGTCCCTGCACCTGAAGTATCAGTTCCGATTCCTACATGAGTAATAGTTGCACCTGAAGCTCCACACTGAGGGAATGTAATCTGAGCAAAGTTAGTTGCTGAGTTTCCTGATACAGTCCAGCCAGCGCCACTTCGAGCTACTGCTACACGAGCATAGTTTGTATAGGCTGTTTCGTTAGTAGTTTGGCTTCCTGCTTCACCTGGGTCACTCGTATGTAGCGATACATAAAGGCTTCCTGCTGCTGCTGAGTTCTGTAAACCACCTGCGTCACCAATCCCTGCTATATCTGTGTTATTGAAGATAAGACCAAGTATTGCTGTTTCAAATGAGTTTGATTTTGACATTATTTTCCTTTCTTAATGGTGACTTCACCGTTTTTAATTGTTATGGTGGCTTTTGTGACTTCTTCGATAGTTAGCTCATACTCACGAGCCAACTTCTCGTAGCCAAGCACGAGCCAGCTATCTAATTTAGTAGCCATATGTAGTCCTTCCTGACCATTGTTTAGTGAATGTTGTTTCGTCATCTGCAAATGACATGAGTCCTGCCGATTTGTCGTAACGCTTTATTTGCCAGGCTGCGTCTGTTACATCGCTCCCTGGTAAAGCCTTACCCAAATAGACAAGATTAGTGTCAGTTGTGGTGTCATTACGTGATTCATAGGTTGACGTAGCACCTGCTTCTACAGGTATCTTCCCATCAGCAGTAAGAATTACGTTCATAGGCTTGCCGGTACTGTCGATATACGGGGTACCGTTGCCTCCACCGCCTCCACCTCCAAACTTCTTCTCAGTGATTTCTTTTAAGAGTTTGTTAGAGGTTTCGAGTTTTGTTTCTACTTTCGTAAGATCAGTCTTGGGTATTTCAGGGAACTTTGGTATTTCTACCGGCTTCTGATCCTTGATAACTTTTAATAAGTCGAGCATTACATCTTTCAGAGGAGAGATGTCTGTCTTTTCAGTGTTTATAATAGGAGCTTTTACGTCTAGTTTAAGTGCTTTGATAGCTTTCTCGACTGCACTTGTGTCTAGGATAATCTCATCTAAATTAGTAACTTTTACTTTCTCAGTAGGTTCTGGCTTTTCAGGATGTGACTTAGGGATAAGGCTTACTTGCCTATTGATAGCAGTTAATTGTGCGACTAAGGGTTTTAGGTCTACTTTATTACTTTGTACCGTTGTGTCTAGTTTTGATAATAAGGGTACTAGCTTGTCTACATCAGGGGTAGAAATACTTTTTAATTGGTTGACTACTTCTGTTTTGGTAGTCTTACCATCCATGAATTGAATGAGTGCGTTAAACGCTTGTACTACCGTATTTTCAAGGGCATTAAGCTGAGCAGTACGTTGTTGGTACTGTTTATCAGTTGAAGCGGTGATGGCTTCGGTCTGAAAGTGCTTTCTTAGATTAGCCCTTTTATCCATAATATTCCTGTTTATTTAATGTGGTAGGGGCTATCTACCGTAGCGTTCTGCCGTCTTTTCGGTACGCTATCTGTGGTTTTTAGCCCCTCAGTTGGTATTAGGCTTCTTTAGCCCAGATACCTTTAACGCTTGTTACCATCCAGCCGTTTACTCCATCACCTACAACGGTAATTTCGTCACCAACTTTAGCGGTAAGCTTAGTGTTTTGAGCGTCTTTGTTATCTACGCCAGCTACAGTTAGACCGACAATCATGTCAGCAGCAGCAGGTGATACAGAAACAAGTACTGAACCATCGTCACCAGTACCACGAGGAGCACTGGTCTTTTTAACACCACCGTTACGGATAGTGAAGCTATAGCCAACAACAGTTGATGGAAGTGTGATTGTGATTGCGTCAGCAATAACGTTCTGTACAACTCCGCAGTCTGTGATAGCAAGGGTCTTGTTTGTATCGATGTCTAGTGATGGGCGTCCATCAATGTACTGAGATACAGTAGTTTGGTTTGCCATTTATTTTCCTTCTTTCTTATTTGATTTATCTGTAACTTCAGGAGATACTCTTGGGTCATCAACTCCAACGTACTCATATCCGACCTGAACAAACGCATCGGCTATAGGATTCCCAAGACCTGGAAGTTCATTTATTTCAACTACAATTCCTGTTTCTTTGTGTTTGTAAAAACCTGATGGTCGTACTTTGCTAATTTCTGCTGCCATTTGTATCTCCTTTAGTTAATTAGACTTTTGTGTATATCCGAACGCCAGTAGCCTTCTGCCCTAATAGGAAGAAGTCGTGGTAACGTCGGCCTTCAGCGACCCATCCATCGATACCTTGAACGTTGTCAAGAGTACGAACTGAGTCAAACTTGACTACTGGTACTGCAATGTTCTTGCAAGTAATCATGAACTCGAACTTAGTTACAAAGTAGGAAGTAGGACATTTGATGATAGTCAAACCGTCCACCATACCAACAATACCTTTTTTAAGGTCTGCAACGCTTGTATCACAAGCTTTGATGAACTCAGGGTCTCGCTTTAGAAGGTTGTAGTTCGTTGGAGTGATCCAAAGAGTACGTCCATCTTCATCGTATTTAAGTTCACTAAGAGCTGCTTGCTGTGCAAGAATCAACTGGTAAATTGTGTTGTAAGCAACTGCTGTACCACTGATAACACCTTGAGAGTTTGTGATAGCATAGCTAGTCAAAACACTTAGGTTGTAGATGTCAGTGTTAGGTACAGATACTTCTCGTACTTGCCGTTTGATAGCTTTAGCTACTTCAGTAACCATTTGGCTATCTTCGTAGTTTCCACGATCAATACTGAATGTGAAGGCTTTGTCTTGTGAAAGAACGAAAGTCTGTGTTCCAGTACCAAGTTCAACGAGAGCACCGAAACGGTTAGTACCACTTCGGATGTAGTCGTTTTCTGCAACTACGTTTACGTTATAGATAGTAACGGAGTTTTTACCATTAAAGTCTAAACGAATATCATTTGTAAAGCGTCCAACAGTCTTTGATTCGAGATATACTCTCTCATCAATGGCTTTTAGGTGTGCTGCACTATAGTTTTGTGCCATCTGTTTATATCCTTTTTAGTTAATCGGACTTCAGGATGTCAAGGACGTCATCTCTCACTGGTTCTTTTGGTGTTGCTGCAGGTTTGGAATCTGCGGTTGTTTGCATTTTCTTTGCGGCTCGTACCTGTTGAACAGCTCCAGATTTGACTGCGCCTTTGAGCAATTCTGCAGTTTCTGTTAAATGTTCAAATAGCGAACCCTTAATCTCAGTCATATTGCCATTCGTGTCGTAACCTATGTAACCAGCGTTATAATCACGCATAGCTTTGTCATAGGCTCGTTCGTTGAAGGCTTCCTTGTTTTCTGGATTAAAGATTTGCAGGTCAGGATTGGCTTTGACTCGTTCAAACTCTGTAATCAGTTGATTCTCATTGTTTTCAATAAGAGCTGAGTACTGTTGAACTTCCATAGCACGTAAGCGTTGGTCGTATTCATCTTCTCCCTGCTTAACATAGTCAGTAGTTTGTTCCTGAACACGTGCTCTACGTTCTGCTTGGACTCTTTGCCTCTCCTCGTACCGTCTACGAGCTTCTTCTTTAGGGTCTACCTCGGCTTCGACTTCCTCGGTTTCTTCCTCAGTTTGCTCTCCCTCTGGTGGGGTCTCAGCTTCAGATTCTTTTTCCTCTGGTGTTTCTTCGACTGGATCAGCAGATTTTTCTATAACTGCTGACTCGTCTTCTGTATCACTTAAAGTTCCCAGAATTGGATCTTCTGCTGGCGTTTCTGTAGTCTCTACTACATCGGTTGAAGTGTTATCTTCGTCCATATCTCTCCTTTGATTACTGCCTTATACACTGGCGAGGTGCTATTCTTTAAGTGAATGAATCTCTTGCAAGAGGGGCAAGTTAGGATAGTCTATTTGGTCGGGGTAAAATGCGACTTTTTGGACTACCCTAAGCTACCTCTACTGTTTCTAATACGTACCTCCCATCTATCTTGTTAAGTCTCTTTCCCTGCTTAATATGCTGTCTAAAACGTGTGCCGGTATCTGTTAAGCCATGTAGCCAATTACCTTCTTGGTAAAGTTCAACAATGTTAGAAGGTGCGATAGAGTCTACGTCAAACTCGTATTCTGGTTTTACTTCTTCTATTTGGTCACTCATTTGGTTGTCTCCTCTAATGCACGTGCAAACTTAGTCTTTAGTCCGTCTAGGTACTTACGGTAACGTCCGGCAGCTTTTAATTCAGCTCGGAATAACTCGTCATCATCTGTTGTTGCGTCTACATAGCCAGATATAAAGTCGAGTACCATGTCTCGTTCAGCGTCTAACATAGCTACGATGTCTCTTAGTTTCGGAGTAAGCTCGGCTAGTTGCTTCTTCTGCTCATCAATAATCTCTTTTGTAGATTCATCGAGTACTTCGTTACCGAACACTCCTGTAGCGTCTACGCCTGTATATAGAGCTGAATCATCCATTACTTAGCCCCTTGCAGATAGTTGACGATTTCTTCTTCCTCAAATCCCTGTTGTCGTGCTTGTAGAACTGCTTGTGCGGTTGGCTCATCAACACCGTATTCTTCCATTGTTACTGAGAGTTCATCTTCACCTTGGGGCTGTTGCATCATGTTTGGGTCTACTGGCATACCCTGTTCTTGCATAGGCATACCGTCTGGGCCTACTTGTTGCTGTGCTTGCATCATTTCTTCAGGACTTATCTGAGTTAGGACTTTCTCTGAATCGGCAGTACCGGATGCGTTGACTACTTTCTTAAATGCTTCACCAAGACTGAATCTCCAGCCACTCTGTTCCATAGCAGGGATGATGTTAGGGTTACTGGTAGCAATATCTATAAGTTCGAGCCATCGGTTCTTCTCATCTTCGTCAGCTTCAGGGCGAGCGTCATATTCAAACTTGAACTCTGCTTTTACTTCTTCGTATAGGATAGGTAGTTCACCTGCACTTGGTTCTGGTGTAGTAGGGTTGTCATCTAGGTAGCCAGCTTTTACGAGTCGTTCGATGTCATCTTCAGCTACATCAAGAATGTCTGCACCTTTCATTTGTGCCATGTGTACATTCATCATCTTTTCAGCCATCTTTGCACTTGCAGTATCGGCTTTGTTACGGAGGTAGTTGTCTTGTGAGTTAGTACGGTCTTGCTGTAACTTCACTCCGGCAGAAGTCTTAGAGAAGTTCGGGTTACCACTCTCAGCACTAATTGAGCCGTCTGTTCGTCCTTGTAAGGTTTGGAGTTGGCTCTTGTATAGACCAAAGTTAGCAGGGAATTGTGTATAAACAGAGTTGGTATTCTGTACGACATCAATCGTTGCGTTGCCTGTTTGCCATATAGCGTCAGGTGTAAATGTAAGGGAGTTGAAGTTTGTAGTATCAGTAGGGCCAGATAGCTTCTTAGGTGGTTGGAGTCCTATTTGAGTAGCAAGCATATGAGCTTGAGTCATGTAGTCTAATACGTTTTGAGTAGGGCCAGCGAGTTCTGCACGACCAATTCCATAAGGACTCTCTAGGTTCTCGTAACAGTACTGCATAGTAATAGGAAGTTCGCCAGTAGGGTCAGGGTTCTTCCACTCACGAATACAATCTCCTTGATCTAGGTGAGGGCTAAACATATAGAAAGGAGCGTTCATACCCCTGTTAAAGCAAATAACCGTCTTTATACCTGAGGCGTGTACTTTATCACGCTCGTTAATGTTCTGTTCTTCCATTTCCTTAGAAGTCATGGACATATCAGCGAGTCGTTTTAGAAGTTTCGTGTTCCAGCCACCAGTGTCTTTATCTTTGCCGAGGCGTTCGATAATCTTCTTGAGTTGTAGTTTTGTGTAGTAAACATCTAAGAATACGTAGTCGCAATCATCTACAGAGAACTTGCCTGGTTCTAGTTTGACGTTACGGACATACGGTAGTGACCAGTCAGAGCCGGTATAGGTATCAGTTGATACGAAGAAGTTATAACGAGGTTGTGCACCGTATTTAAGAGCACGATAGAGAGCTATCTGTTCCTTATCGAAGAAAGTACTCTGCGTATTGGCATTCGGTACAATCTTTGTTTTCCAAATAATGTTAGCAATCTCATTTATCCATGCTTCTTTTCGGTTCTGTGCGGTAAACTTCCCTGTTTGCATGGTTGGATAGACCTGCATAGGAGTTTCAAGTAATGAAGCAGCAAGAGAGCCATCGTTTACACGAGGCATATTCTTACCGATAGTCTTAGAGATTTTGTTAGCTGCTAGTCGTTCGTACTCATCGAACGGGCGAAACCAGTCTTTAGAGGTCTTGTTAGCTTCGTAATAAGCGTCTTTGAGTTCTGCCTTGGAGAGATAGATCACGGTAGATGTTCCTTATGATTAAGGAATCCATCTACTTTGAGGCAGAATTCGTTATGGGTCTATTATACAATACTTGGTATAAAAATAGTAGTTTTAGTGTGTAATAGTGTAAGTTTTAGTGATTAGACGTATCTTATGAGTTTTTGGGTCGGCTTTTATCTCTATCTGCATATTGGTGGTTTCTTTAGAATCTATAAGTTCCATACACTTCATGATGACTGAGAGAGCATGTGTCTTGTCTTTTATGATTTCTGGGACGCTGTATTCAGTCTTAGTAGACTTGAGCTTACCGTCAAAGTAACTTTCGTGAGTAGTACGCTTTCCAAAGTCCATTATTTGTTCACCCCCTTAAATGCTTTAGCGAAGTTCTGGCTGCATAGGCTTCTGAACTCCATGTCACTATCTGGTTCAGGCAAGTCTTGGAACTCTGATATATGTTTATATGCACTTTTATGTAACGTGTGCATTTCTGGCTTCCCTGTATACCTATCGTTCTCTGTGACTCTGTTTCTTTTTCTAACCCATAAATTAGGGTTTTTAGGTACATCTTCCCAGTCGGTATACTTGCGTTCAGGTATGTTAAACTCGCCCCATAGAGCAGTTTTCTTAGTCCAGGGGCTACCATACCACCAGGGTTGATACTCATAGGTTGGTTTGCCTAGAAAGTTCCTTAATGCTCCAGTTGCAGGGTTTTCTATAGCCCAGAACCTTAGACCACCTAAAGACCTAGCTTCTTCTATAATCCGTTGGCACTCTTTTACTAGGAACATGCCACTGTCACCTAGTCTCGGTTTGCCGCCTTTTCTAGCCCGACTGAACTCAGTACATGGTGGGTTAGCAATAACTCCGTATATCTTCTTGTCCATACCGTGAAAAGCAAGCCAATTAGGTACGGTGAAGTTCTCTACGCCAACGGCTACACCTACTGTTACTACTTCATAGTTTGGGTCATCTTGGTATGGTTTCGTATCTGAGCCTGTATCAGCACATAAGTGTAATATTACCTTGTCCATTCTATGCCCCCATAAAGTTAATTGGTACGTATTTAGGTACGGTATGTTCTTTCTTAGGTCGTAAGCTTTCCATAGCGTAACGTGTAGCATCTAACAAGTGATCGTACCCTCCCTCTGGTATGTTTAATATCTTGCCAAGTTTATCTGTTTTCCATAGGTACGTCCGGTACTCTTTTATAAGATTTAGAGAACGCTTGGTCATGCTTATTTTCTGGTCTTGTAGGTAGAGAATACCCTGATTGATAGAGCCTTGACCTTTGTTGGCCGGTAAGACTGATACGCCATACTCTTTTATCTCATCAATACTCTTGGGTTCGGCACTATCAGCTATGGTTGTTGCGGTATCTAAGTTCTTTATAACATCTGCAAGTCTACGGTTACTCATACCACGCTCATACAGTACCTCGTCTAAGATGTAGCCACCGTTATAGAAGTAGACAGCTACGATTGCTGCAGGGTCTTGAGAGTAGCCAAAGTCTAGTCCATAGCGTTCTAGTCTAGCTTCGTGAGGTATCTCATCAATTATTCGCCAGTTCTTGTATATCTTGCCCTCTACTTCACCAAGTAGTCCCAACCCATACACTTGCCACCAGTTCTTGTTTAACTTACGTGATTCTATTTCTTTTACGATTGATTCACTCAAGGCTTCGTTGTCTTTGTAGGTGAGGATAATAAAGTCTACATCATCTCTATGGTCTATGTATTCCTCGTACATATAGAAGTCTACAACTGGATTCCAGTCAGCAAAGGCAAAGTCCTTAGTACGAATTAGTAACTGCTCCCATGATTCCTTGTCGATGTTGTTTACCTCGTTACAAAAGAGTCTATCTCGTCTAGGGCCACGTACTTTAGATGGTTGGTCGGCAGAGAAAAACTCTAGCTTACTACCAGTCTCGAAGGTATAGGTGAAGTCGGTCTTACTCCATAGGTCATCCTTGTAATACCCATGCTCTTGCATAATGTTTAAGAAGTCACGCATAGCACCCCTGCGAAGGTGTGGGAAGCTTTCAGAGACAACAGAGGTCAGAGTAGGAGTCTTGTCTGATTGTGCTCTAGCTATGAGGTATAGAAGAACTGATATTGTCTTGGATGCACTCGTACCACCTGCTATTAGGCGTATACGCTTGTTCATTCCCATTACTTTAGCTGTTGCTGTCGTTTTGACGTAAGCCATCAGTCACATCCATTATTGGTTTAGGGAGTGTTACATTTAAGTCCTGTTCTGTCTTGTCTTTCCATCCGAAGTTGTTCTTTGCATTAAAGATAAGTCCAGGGGTAAATGTCTCCTTATCATTCATTCTGCGTTCTATATCTGCCTCTACTTTGTTCCTAGCTCTTTTTATAGCGTCACCAAACTGATCTCGATGAGAGTATTCCATGAGTGCTTGCCTACTAAGATTTAAAGCATAAGCTAGTCCTGCCATAGTGTAAGGTTCTGGATTAGAAACAGCGTAGGACTCACCCTCTTTGCTATGTACTTGCTTAATACGGTTATCACAATATTCAAAATATTCATCAATAGCAGATTGTAGTTCTTCTACTGTCTTATACTTGAGTGGTCTACCGCCTAGATTAGTCATTACTCACGCTCCAAATATTCTTTTGGTTTGCGATTAAATAATCTCATTTTGACCCTTTCTTATTACGTTCGTTTTCCCAAATCTTATCCATTTCTTCAGGTGTTAGTAACTCCACACGTTCGCACCACACATTCCTAAACGTCTTGCTTATACGTATGACTTTGTAATGAACGATGTCTCCGCTATCCTTTTTAAAGCCATAGGTCTGACCTATTTTTGCTTCACGCCTTGCCTTTGGAGTAAGGACTTCTCCTAGATTTACGAGACTCATGCAAACCTCTTAGAGATTCTTGAGTTAGACTTCTTGGCTTTTTTATTCCATTCGTCTTTATTAAAAGTTTCTATCTCATCATTCCTACGGAGCTTTGTAGTTATAAACACTTCGTTAGAGCAGATACACTCTCTTTTCTTGCAGTAGTTACATTTAGGATTTGATTTCTGGTATTCGCATACTGAACACTTCTTTGTAAACATGTTCTCGTGAACGGAACAAAAGTTGTAACTCATAACCACCTCCAAGTTAGTAATCATGTGCTAACTAGGCAGTACCCCTTAATCCTCACGAATAGGAGTACGCCATTTGAGGTACGTATTGGTGGAAATACGTCCTAGTTAAAACACGATCAAATTGTTACTTGCTTGTTTAAGAGTAGAGGTTCTTAGGTACATTTTACCACTTCTTGTGCTTTTTGTACATTTTGATTTGTTTTCTTCAAGAGTCCAGTGTCCCACGCATGTTTAATATTTTCTGATCTAGTAGCCCACTCTAAATTCTCGACATAATTATCTGTCTTAACACCATTCTTATGATTTACTTCAGTTTTACCTTCGACTGGTTCAAGCCATGTATCTGCTATAAGACGATGAATCCTGAAACACTTTCTAGCCCCGTCTTTACTTAATGTTATTTGTGGATACCCTAATTTATTTAAACTAGTTTTTAGTATAAGTAGCGATCTATGACTAAATATTAAGCCATCCTTAGTTATAGAGTACTCTCTTTCATAGCCTTTTATTGGCCTAAGTCGTTTTTTAATTTCTTCAAAATTAGCAGGATACGTTCTCTGCTTTATTTTTTCTCTAATAGCTCTTCTATTCTCTCTATGTTTTTTTGCAATTGTGAGCCTACAAGATAAACACATTATTTGTCCTGTTTTTGGAGCAATATAATAATTATCTGGGGTTCTTAGATGACCATTACTACATTTTGTATTTCTTGGCCTAGGCATTGTTACTCATCCTATGTACTCCATCGTTAATGTTCCTCTAAACCTTTACAAACTCTGTTCTTACAGCTATAACCCATTTTCATTCTTGAACACTCGCCCCAGCGTTTAGTCCACCATTGTCTTATACGGTATATCATTCTGACTTCCTTGTAGTGTCCTCAACTTGTAAGCTATCGACTGTTTGTTGTGCAAAACCACTGGCTAATAGTGCTGGCTTAATGAGATTATCTAATACGCTCCATATACTCTCACATTGAGTAGGTAACTCTATTCTTACAACTGGCAATGTTAAGTCTGGGTCGTTATTATTATCTGCGTTACAACAAATTTCTATATAAGATTTACTCATCACTACTCTCCAATTCATTAGAGGGAGCTAGGTCTTTTGATACTTGACGTAGTATCTGTTTAATATCCTCTAGCCATTTATTGACTTTATATTTCTTGTTTAATTGTGGAGCGTATATGAAAGTACCTTTCTTGCCATCGAAAAACATCACCTTACCAACAGGTAGAGTTATCTGAAAACTAGCAAGACTTTTATATTCAACATCTAATCCTTGCTTTTTGAGGTTCTTGAGTGTATCTCTATCGCACATCGCTACGGCTTCGTATGCGGTTCTTTGACCCCATTCTCTATCGGCTTCAGTTCGATACTTCATTGATACACGTTTACCACTAGCCACTTGTTTTTGTCGCTCATGTCGCATACTTCTCCAAGGTTCTGCCATGTCTCCCATCATTCATCTCCTTTTAGTGTGTCTCGGTATGCTCTAAGCCTGTCATAATCATGGCAATCAAAGGCAATGTCAAATGCCTCTATCTTAGCTTCTCTTACTTGTTGGGCTATAAGTTTCTCTAATTCTTCTACAACCTCGTGAGCACCACCTACCGTAAGGCTAGAGTGCATACCCAAAAACTCACCTTCACAGGTTCTAGCGTCTACTAGTTTATTTTCTTTTAAGAAGTTGTTTATTATGTCTACTATTTGGCTGTTGAGGTTACTCATTTATCATCTCCTTTTAGTTTAGCTTGTAGGTCATCTAAGCGGTCATCAAGTATATACTCTGATGTTTCTAACGCATCTCCCCACCCGTAACCGTTTCTTAAAATACTTATCTCATCTATTCTCGCTTTTAAGAGTTCCTGCTGTATAGCTTGCTTTACCTCACTAAATCTATGTAGTGGTAGGGTTAGTTCTTCGTCAAGTAGCGATACAGTAAATCCTAGTTTTTGAAAGTATCTACTAGCTCCTATGTTTTTATCTGTCATAGTCCACCCCACAATTGTCACAGTTATCTTTACCTACTTCACTTAGTTCTTGGGCTTTACAGATAGGACACTCGGTATAAATTGGTGCGTTGGCTATATCAATCCCCTCATCCACAAGTTTCTGTAATTTACGTCTATCAATTTCTCCGTTTATCTCATCTATGTTTGAGTTACTCATATTTCCGCTCCGTATTCATTTAGATATTCGGATACTTGCCATTGCCACATATATTCAGTGTGCGTGAATATCTTACCTTTAATATTAAGTTCTACTTTTACTGCAGTATTAGTCTTGTCTTTGCCATAGCGTATTTTATCTGAATAGGTAATTTCAAAACTTTCGAGGACAATATCATCAAACACAAGTTGTTTTTTCATTCTTTCCCTTTCACATACAACATTCCACTTGGTACTGAGTCATCTGTTTCAATGTTGATGCCATTTATGTTGCCAAGAAGTTTTTGTTGGCGGTAGTTAATTGCGTATAACAGTATCTCCGCTACAAGGTCATCTTGTATTTTGTGCAGTTTTTTAAGGCTATTACCTGGAGAACGCCACTCATCATCGTACTCATCAACAAACTTTGCAATTCGTTCAATCCAGTATGTTTCATCTGCTGCATAACTGTCATCTATGTTTGAGTAACTCATAACCTTGCTCCTATACTTATTCCAAGTAATACTGCGAGTTCAAAGAGTTTAGGTAGTAGAGGTATAAGTAGAATCATACCCATTACTACACACATTGTTATTAGAACGTCTACTCTAATAAGACCTTTCATAACCCACTCACTTTACGAGCTACTGCTATGTAATCATCTACTTCTAATAATTCTTCTTTATCGTAAGAAAGCTGTACTAATTCCTCAAGGTAGGCGTTAAACCATTCCTTGCCTGTCAACTTCTTTTCTGTTCGTATACTTCGGTTGATCGTTAGTCTACCGCTATTTGCTAATTCTTCGAGTTTGTCTGTATTGTTCATCGCTTTACTCCACCGATATTAAAGTTAAGTTATATAGTGCTGGCTCAAGCTCTTGTATGGGTGCATGATAGTCACACTCTATTAGCACATACTGGTCACCTGGACTATATTTATTCATTCGTACCGGGCATATACAGCCATTCTTCCTTGCATCTTTAGAACCTGCTCGCTCCAAGAATAAGCTATAACCATTACTTTCGATTATATTTTCATCCCAGTAACTTGGTGACCAACATTTATTGTATTTATGTCCACTACAATTCATATTTGTACATGAAAGTGTGTAGTCTGATTCGTTTACTGATAATACTATTCGCTTAAAATCATGACCGCTATCTATCAAAACATCATCAACCATATATTTGTTCATCGCTTCATGTCCTCGTATCTTAGGTCAAATGTAACCTTTGCATTCCTATGAGGCTTGCTGACTCCATATAGTTTTAAGAGTCTATTCCCTCGTACCCATGCTGTGTTAGATTTGATGTTTAATTCTTTTGCTACTGCATGAAAGTCA